GACCGAATACGTGCTCTCTGCGCCCGTGCTGCTCGCCGGCGAGGATGTGCCCGTGCGTTCGCTGCATGGAAAGCTCGTGCGCACCAACCTCACCGGCAAGAAAGGCCCGATGCTGCCGCGTGATCTGCCGCGTTTCCCCGTGCGTCAATGGCTGCAATACCTCGCCGAGCTGGACCGCGACACCGTGCTCGACAAGTACGAAGAACTGCGCGCGCACTGCCTGAAAAAGAGCTGCGGAAGCGGCGACGATGAAGGCGGGAAGCGCATGGCCTCGAACTATGCCGCGCTGCTGCTCGCATGGGGCTATCTGTGCGACTTCGCCGGCATCCCGACCAACGCCGGCGCGTTTGGCGACGATGTGCTCGCCGAAATGAATCGCCACATCACCGAGACGAGCGCCGATCGCTCGCCGTGGGTATGGATTCTTGAAACGGCCCTGTCAGAAATCGACGCCGGCTCATTCCGGCATCCGTTCAAATTCGACGATGTTGACGGCGAAGATTGTTTGCTCGTGCGGCCGGCTCACATCATGGATCACATTGCCGGCTCGACGAGCCTGCGCGAGAAGTGGAACGCCCTGCCCGTCAAAACGCCGGCCGTGTTTCGCCGGCAATTGCTCGCGGCCGGCGTCACTGTCGGCGACAAGGAAATCGAACGCACGATCCACTCGAAACGCGTGCAACACCTCACCCCGCTCTCGCTCAAGCGCCTCGCCGGCTTTGGCCTGTCTGTCGCTCGCGATATGAACCATGTGCGCGAGAACTGAAGCGGGCAAGCGCGGCGATCCGCGCATCGATACCGTGCAGCTCGCCGGCATGCTGCCGCACGACGCCACGTTTCGCGAATGGGTGGCGCTCTTTACGCCCCACATCGAAACCGTGACCGAGGCGCAAGCCGCGCAATTTATCCGCCTCGTCTGCGAGATCGAATCGCGTGCCGAGCTGGCGACCAACCGCGAAGCCGCGCGACGCTTTCACACCATCTTGCGACGCACCTTTGTCGCATGGCGTGATGCACGACACCGGGCGCGATAGGAAGGCCGCCGGCGCGTCGCCGGCCGGCCGCCCTGCCCTGCCCCTTGCCTTACCCCTTCCGGCCGCTCGTGCGGCCCGCCAATCGACCGAGAAAGGAGAAACGATGCAAACCATTAAACCCCGCGCGAAATGGCTGAAAGGCGGCGACGCGCCAATGTGGGAGCTGTCGCACCCGCACACGACCGTCAAAGTATGGTCGGCACTGCCCCGCGACGGCGCGGCGATGCTTCTCGATCGCTATGTCGTGCCGAATCTGGCCGAGCTGGCGCGCAGCTCGAACGGGGGCGCGGCATGAGCTACGGCGAGGCGTTGAAAAAGACGGCGTTGTTTATTCCCGTGTCGCTGATCGACCGCGGACTATGGCGCGCGATCGGCGAGCACGCCGGCGAGCTGCTTGTCGCACTCGTCGCGCTCGTCGGCCGGCTCGGCGCGATCGCGCTCTATCCCGTGGCCGTGCCGATCCTCGCCGCGCTCGTCGTCGCGGCCGAGCGCGCGAACGAGCGCGAGCGCGATCGCGTTGCGCGCGAGCTGGCCGCCGAGTGGGAAGGCACGCACCGCAAAAATGTCCGAATGGACACGGCCGAAACCCTTGCCGGCGATCGCCGAGCACATCGCACCGCAAACCTGTCCGAATACCCGATCGAGCTGCGCGCCGGCGAGACGACGAGCGCATGAAAAAAGCCGCTGGCGCTTCTGGCGCCGGCGGCTCGATGAATTCCCCCTGCCTGACCTTTTGGCCGCCTCGTGCGGCCTTTTTTTCGGCCTACCTCGGCGCGTATCCGGCCGAGCGCAATGCCGCTTGCAACTTCGCAACGGCGTCGCGCATCACATAGGCCTCGTCGTTGTCGACCGAGCACGAGCGGAGATCGGAAAACGTGATGCGCTTGCACAACTGCGCGAGCGCGACGGCCTCGGCGTCGCTCATTTCCGAATAGCCCTCGGCCGTCGCGTCGTCGGCGATCGCGATTTTCAGATGCGTCATTCAATTCCCCTTTTCACACGGTTAATGTTCGAGCCAACCGATCGACTCGACGCAAATCTTTTCGTCGTCGACCCGGCACGTATCGGTCGCGTCGGCGACCACCTGCCAAGCCGACGCGCACGCGATTTCAAGCGCCGCGACGATCAAGACCACGGCGGCGACTCTCATGCCCCCTCTTTGCTCTTGAGCCAATCGGCGCACGCGTCGGCGATCGCTGCCGCTCGGCTCAGACCTCGCGCGGCGGCCGCCTCATCCATGCGGGCAAGGATCGCCGCGTCAATGGTCAAGCTGATCGGCGTTTTTCGCGTGCTCGATGCGACGGCACGCGCCGGCGCGGCCGGCGTCGGAGCTGCAACCGGAGCCGGCGCGGCCGGCGCGGCGACGCCCTGCCCTTTCGCGTCGGGCGCGCTGTTGATGAATTTTTCAATCGCTGCTGGATCGGCCTTTGCCGGCGTCGGCCGTTTCGTGATGCCCATTTGCTATTACCTCGCTATCAACTCGATATTTACTTGATATTAACTTACCGTCGACATGGCCGAGAAAAACGCCCCGCGAAGCCGATCGATTTCGGCGCATGCGCGCTGGTCGCGTCGTTTCATTTCCTCGACGTGCAAGCCCGCGCCGCTCGCGTTCGCAAAGGCCTTGCGATCGCTCACGCGCACATCAAGCAACTCAAGCCCCGGATACTCGGCGACCGCCTCGGCCGCCTCGCGGTTATCCGCGCTCTGAGGGTCGGCCCGATTCACGAACGCGAATGCGCGCAAGTCGGCGACCGCTCGCGACTCGTCGACGATCTGCGCGATATCAGCCAACGCCCACACGTCGAACGAGCGAGGAAGGAAAGGAATGAGCACGGCGTCGCTGACCGTGAGCGCGGCCCGCAACGCGGTCGAATCACGGCCGCCGGCGTCGATCACGACATGATCGTAATTGCCGCGCTGTTGCATCACCTGAGCGCGCAGCGTTGCGCCCTCGGCATAGGCCGACGCGGCGATCATCGGCTTGCCGCTGTCGGCGCGCGCCGTGATCGCGCTGATGCTCGTTTCCTGCCGATCGCCGTCGATCAACCAGACCCGCGCCCCCTCGATCGCCAACCCTAGCGCGAGCTGCACCGCACACGTCGACTTACCGACCCCGCCCTTGCTATTCCCGACCGTAAAAATCATTTCTCACGCTCCAATAAGGTTCGTATTACCTTCATCGCATGTTGATATCAACTTGCTATAAACACGATACCAACTGAATACCGATTATATATTCATTGCAACTTGATATCAACGCAATATCAACATGATCGGCGGCCGGCGAGGGTAGGGCGGTCGCGATCGCGCCCGCGCCCGCGTCGCGCGCCCGCGTCGACCGTGCGGCCGAGTAGGGAAGGGCGGCCCCTGCTCTCGATCGAGCTGCGCGCGCGACGCGGCCGGCGATCGCAGCTCGTCGACGTGCGCCTCGATGCTCGGCCGCCGGCGCTGGCCGCCTCGATCGACCGCGCGCAGCTCGTCGACGGCCGCCAGAAAGCCGGCGATCGAGCGGCCGACCGACGCCGGCCGCGCCGTTTCGCAAGTCGGCACAGGCATTTCCAAAAACCCGAGGATTTCGGCCCTGTTTCGCACTAAGTCTTTGATTCTTGAGCAAACACCATCCTCGACCGACCCCGTTTTTTCCTCGGATGCACCCGTTTTTTCCTCGGCACCGTTTCGCCGGTTTCTATACTCTCTCTCTTATTAAGTTATTGAAAAGAAAGAAAGAAATAGGCATTGAGAAGAAAAAGCGCGCGCACTCAGACACGAACCCGGATTCACTCGGTTTTTGCACCTGCCTATTTTTTAATCCTCGGATTCCTCACCCGGAAAAGGGCTCATCCGAGGATTGCCGAGGGGGGTGAAATCCTTATGCGACAAGGGTTTCAGGCCGATCCCCTCGGCATCCTCGTATCCTCGTGAAAATCTCCCCCTACCCCCCGACTTGCGATGAAAGCCCGCTCTTTTCGTCGCTGTCGATTCATCCGGCCGGCGCGCAGCTCGAAACGCAGCTCACGCGCATCGAATCGCATCACGCCGGCGACCTCGAAATCGCCGCGAAGGCCTTGCCGCAAGGCGCTCGGCCGGCCGGCGCTCGACCGCATCAAAAGGGGCGACCCAAGAACAGGCCAGGCGCGGAGGGGTGACTGCGAAATTCGGGCAAGGATCGGGCGCATGGCGGCCCCGTAGGGCGGCCCGCTCCCTCGACCCCGGCCGACCCCTTGCCGGCCCCGTAGCGGCCCCGTGGCGGCCCTGCTCGCGCCTCGGCGACCCCGCGACACGTCGACGGAACGGCGGGCGTGCAGAAGGGCGGTTAACCACTGTATGCCCGTACAGTATTCTTGCGGAATGAAACACGACGACGACACCGACGCCCGCGAGCTGTACGCCGAGCGCGCGGCGATCATGGAATACGACGCCGGCATGCCCCGGCACGCGGCCGAGTTTTACGCGTGCGTCGCGGTTTGGCGCTATTGCGAGCGCACGGGCGCGGCACCGCCTCGCCTCGACGACTATCGCTTGCTGCACCGGCATTTCACGGCGTCGACGCCCCGCGAGCCGAGTGAGAAGGGCGACGGCGAGGATCACCCCCCCTCTCTGCTGAACATTCGGGCATGCGTGCATCACAGGTGCATCCGGCATGGATCGCACGCGATCCGACTTGAGCGGGCGACGTGGCGCGAAGCGACGCGGCGGGCGCGATTTATGTCGGCCTTAGCGGCCGGCGCGGCATCGCCGCGTCGGGCGGTTAGGCCATAGCCTCGCATGCGCTCGCCGCTCGATGGGTTTCTGAGAGAGTCGCGTGCAGCTCGCCGAGCTGGTCGTAAGCTGCCGAGGGTAGAGCACCACGGCCGCGCCAACGTGCGCGGCCCTCGTTCGTCTGGATATGGGTTTGATCGTGAAGTGTCGCGCCGCTAGGCGCGCACTTGTTGCCCCTCACGGGGCGGAGCGCGAAGCGCGGGGGGGTGGGGTTAAAACCGGCCGCGATCGCTTTGCCTCGCGTGCGGTTTCTTAGTTTTACGTTTTTACCGTTTTAAAAACGTTTTAGGCACCCTCGGAGCCTTGCTGGGCGGGCGTTTCCGGGCGCTATGGTGTACAAATCCCCGGTTCTATTGGGGCAAAACCCCGGTTCAAGGTGTACAAATCCCCGGTTTATGGGACAAAACCCCGGTTCTATCCACAGGTGTACAGCAAAATTTGCTTGCACCAATACACACATTGGGACACAATCCGACGCTGCACCAATAACAGGGGAAGCGTCCCAATGAAAGCACCTCGCGCGGCTGTCGCTCTGAACCCGGATGCGCTGCTATCCGACCGTAACGTGAACATGAGCAACGCGCTCACGCGCGCGTCGCACGGCCTCGGCCTCGCTGAGAAACGCCTGATCGCCTCGTGCATCGCGAAAAACGACTCGATGCCGATGGCCGAGATTCATCGCAAAGGCGCGTGGACGGTTCGCCTGTCGGCGGCCGAGTATGCCGAGACGTTCGAAATCGGCCTCGATTCGGCGTATGAGCAATTGCAGCAAGCGGCCGATAGCCTGTTCAATCGGTACGTGCGCACCGTGCAGGAAACGCCGAAAGGCCCGAAAGAAATCAAATTCCGATGGGTCGGCAAGGCCGAGTATCACAAGGGCGAGGGATGGGTAGAGCTGCACTGGTGGCATGAAGTCGTCCCGCACCTGTTCGGACTGCGCCAACAATTCACGTCATACAAGCTCAAGCAAACGGCCGCGCTGCGCTCGGCGTACTCGTGGCGGCTGTATGAGTGTTTCAAGTCGTGGGCGGGCAAGGGGCGCTATACGCCAAGCATCGAAGAATTTCACCGCGCGATGGATGCGAAAGAGAGTCACCGCGCGAACTTCAAAGAGCTGCGCCGGCGCGTGATCGAGCCGGCCGTGACCGAGCTGATTGAGAAAAACGGTTTGTTGATCGAGTGGACTACCGTGAACGCCGGCCGCAAAGTCGTCGGCCTCGACTTCAAATTCAGCGCGAACCCGCAAACCTCGCTTTTCTGAGCTAGTTAACCGGGCGTTTGCCCCAATAACAAAACGCTTTCATTGTGTAACTACTTGTAAGTTAGCGCGCGTTATTGGTGCAACGTCCCGGCTTTTATTACCTTTTGTAAGCTGTCCGTGGCAATTTTGTAATACGCGCCGAGGGTTAACCCTCGGCTTTTCTATTGGGGCAAATCCCCGGTTACTTCGCCGGCGCGGCGCTCGCGACGCTGTACGGCGTGAAGCGCACAACCTCGTCGCCGATCCACTCGTTGAGCTGTTCGAAGCGCCGTTGCAGGGGCGCGATTTCATTCACACCGAACACCTCGGCGGCCTTGTCCGTCGCGCCGAATCCGCCGGTATTGCTCGGCACAATCCCCATGAGCTGAGGCGGAATGCGATGCGCCGCGAGCAAGTCGTCGCGCGTGACATTCTTGATGTTGAAAAACTCGTCTTTCGCCGTGACCTCGGAAACCGGAATGAGCTGGATACCGTCTTTCTTGCCGTTCGGCGCATACATGAAAAGGTTTCGGAAATTCCCCGGCCCCTTGCTGTTTTTCAACGCCTCGCGCATCTTGTCGACATCGCTTTGACTCTGCGCCGCATCGGTCATGTACAGGATGAAACCGGCGTGCGATCCATTCTCGTAATACTTGCGACGAAAGAGCGTCGCCGACTCGTTCAACCATGCCGAGTGCAGCGCGCCGAGATATTCGGGCAAGCCGTACACCTCCTGATTAATGTCGGGTTCCATCAAGTGATGCACCGAACCCGGCTCGAACTCGTGTTCGATCTGTTGATAGCCGTTGAGCTGCACGAAGCGTTGCAAGTCGATCCGCCGGCGCACGTATTTCGACGGCGCGCGTTTGAGCGCGAGCGTATTGCCGATCATTGCCTTTCGCCGCTCGATGTACGCATTGCCGAACGTGAGGAAATCGAGCGCCCACTTGTCGAATTCCTCGCGCGTGAGCAACTTGTGCGGAATGAACGTCGACGAGAGCACATTGCGTTTGAAGTAGATCGCCGAGCCGTGATGCACGCCGGCGCGAAACGTCTTTGCAAGGCCCGACCATGACACCGGCGGCTCATACCAATCGCCGGCCGCCCATGCTTGCACGTAGTCAAGAATTTCGGCGCGATCCATCACCGGCACAGGATCGTCGAAAGTGAAGGCCTCGGCCCTTGCCGGCGTCGACGTGGCCGCCGGCGTCGTGCTCGATGCGTGATAGTTGCTGCGCTGCTTACGCTTGCTCATTAAGAGAACTCCATAAAGCCGGTATTGTTTGCGGTTACACCCTCTAGCGGCTCGTTATCGAGCGCGTGCAGGCATGCCCAAGCTAAGTCGGCGTGCCCTGTTTCCTCGCTGCGGCTCGCCTCGTATGTGACCTTTCGGCCGCTGGCCGTCATCGTTTTCCGAATGGCCATGAAGGATTGCGCCAAGTCTGTCCAACCGGCATCGAATTCGAGCCGGCCCTTGCCGATCACCGACAAGCCTTTGAGCACGAGACGCCCCTTGATTTCGGGCGAATAGTTGAGCGCGACCGCGCTCGGATAGAACTGTTTGACGAGCTGATAAACACCCTGGCCGATGCCTGTCGTATCGATCGACATATATTCGACGTTGTATTGCTGAGTGATCTGTCGAATCGCCTCGGCTTGCCCCTCGAAATCCATGCCGCGAAATTGGCACTTGTGCAACACGCGGAATTTGCCCCCCGGCACCGCCGGCGGGGCGACGACGACAAGGCCGGCCGAGTCGCCGGAAAGCGCTGGATCGTAGCCAACCCACACCGGCCGGAAACCGAAAGGGCGGGGCGCGAGCGGCTTGAAATCGTCGGCCCATTCTTCCCACGAGTCGACCATGCAGCGTTGCAGCTCGGCGAGCGGAAAGATCGACGCGGTATCGTCGATAAACTGGCACATCAACAAATTCGCGTATTCCTGCGCGCTGTACTCAAGGCGCAGCTCGTCGATATCGAACAAGTCGCAACCGCCGGCGACGGCATCCTCGACCGTTACGATCTGGCGAAACTGTCGATCCTCGCAAAGCCGGCCGCGACCGAGCGCCGAGTGCGAAATATCGAGATGAATGTGATCGGCCTTTGCGCGGCCCCTGTTGTAGTGCTCGCCACTCCAGAAGGTGTAAGCCTCGTGCGTGATGCTCGACGGCGTTGAAAAATAGGTCTTTCGCCATTTCTTGTGCATCGCCATGCCCGATGCGACCTTGTTGAGCTGGCGAAACCCGCTCACCCAAAAATACTCGTCGAAATAGAAATTGCCGTGATAGCTCTGCGCCGTTCGCGAGTTAGTGCCGAGGAAAATCAACTCTGCCATGTTCGGCAGAATGATCGGATCGCCCGTCAATTCGACCTCGGCGGCCTCGGCGGCAAACTGCCGAATGTACGACTTGAAAACGTGCGCCTGCGCCTTGCTCGCCGAAAGGAAAATCTGATTGCGCGCAGTCTGCAAGGCGTCGTCTAACGCCTCGCGTGCGAAATAGAACGTCGCGCCGATCTGCCGCGACTTGAGAATGTTGCGCGTGCGCTGATGGCCGTTTCGATACCACACCTTTTGATAGCCGAACTGGCAATCAAGAAAGGCCTCATGAAGCCGTGCGATCTGCTCGTCGCTGAAATCGTTGCGGGCGGCCTTTTCTTTACGGGGCGCTTTGTTGCGCGCCTCGATGTTCGGGTTTAAGTCGCTCTCTTTCCCCGTTTCGCCGTACTTGCGCACGCGTGCAAGCCGCTCGACCTGACGGCCGAGCAAGTCAATCTCTTTGAAGTCGCTGCCCGTCTTTACCGGCTTGGCAATGAGCACCGCGAGGCGCGTTTCAAGCGACGACTCGATGCGCTCGATCGGCGCGGCCTTATCCCACTCGTCGCGCTGTTTCCATGCCTCGACGGTCGCGCGTTTGAGCTGCAAGTGCTCGGCGACGGACGTGATGCGCCAACCCTGCCAGTAGAGCGCGCGCGCAATCCGGCGAGGGTCGGCATTCGATTCGAGTGCGGGGGTGATATCGGCTGTTTCGATCATGCCGGCAAGTTTCGCGTGTCGCGCGCGCGCAAGCACGCCCGCCTATGTGTACCCGACACGCGAACAAACGTGAAACGTTGAGCGCTTGCGGCCGTGATCGCAAGATATCAACTCACGCTGAACCCCCCTCGAACCCGTTGGAGAACTAACAATGCAATTTCGCAAGCTGTCGCTCATGTCGCTCGCCGTCGCGGCGATCGCGCTCGCTGTCACGATGGACGCAAACGCGGCGACGCTCGCCGCAAGCGCCGTTTTCAATCACGCCGATGCGCTCTCGTTTCTGAGCGGGCACGGCATCACCGGCGCGGCCGGCCTCGGCGCTATGGCGATCGGCTCGACCGCTGCGGCCGACGCGACGAAGCTCGCGAAATCCAAGATGTTCCGCATCGCCGTCGAAGGCGCGACGACTGACGGCCGCGTGATCGAGCGCGCATGGCTCGAACAGATTGCCGCGAACTACTCGCCGACGAAATACGGCGCACGCGTCAACCTCGAACACTATCGCGGCATCGTGCCCGATGGCCCGTTCAAGGCATACGGCGACGTGCTCGCGGTCGAAACGCGCGAACTCGACGGCGAATTCGCCGGCAAGCTCGGACTGTTCGCGCAAATCGATCCGACTGCCGAGCTGGTCGCGATGACGAAGGCGAAGCAAAAGATTTACACCTCGTGCGAAATCGACCCGTCATTCGCCGACACGAAACAGGCGTATCTGATCGGCTTGGCCGTGACCGATAGCCCGGCAAGCCTCGGCACCGAAATCCTTTCTTTCGCAGCTCAGAACCCGGCCGCCTCGCCGTTCGCCGGCCGCAAGGTATCGCCGACGAACCTTTTCACGGTCGCCGATGAAACCGTGATCGAGTTTGAAGAAACGGCACAACCGGCCGTGCTGCCGGCACTGCTGTCCCGCGTGAAAGAGCTGTTGACGGGCGCAAGCAAGAAACAGGCGGCCGACGACACGCGTTTCGCTGACGTGGCGCAAGCATGCGAAGCGCTCGCGACGCACGGCAACGAACAGGCGGCATCGATCGCCGCGCTCACGAAGCAAGTCGCCGAGCTGAGTGCGGCACGCGAAGCCGATCGCAAGGCATTCGACGAGCTGCAATTGCAGCTCTCGAAAACCGAGAGCGGCGTGCAACGCCCCGCGTCGACCGGCTCGGCCGGCGGCACCGTCACGACCGATTGCTAACCCGGCAATCACTCCCTTTCACTGCCCCGGAGAAACACCACATGCGTAAAGAAACCCGCTTCGCGTTCGACGCTTTCCTCGACGCGATCGCCAAGCTCAACGGCATCACGAACGCGACGCAGAAATTCGCCGTCGCGCCGAGCGTGCAACAAAAGCTCGAAACCCGCATTCAGGAATCGAGCGACTTTCTCAAGCGCGTCAATATCATCGGCGTGACCGAGCAACAAGGCGCAAAGCTCGGCCTCGGCGTCGGCTCGCCGATCGCGAGCACGACCGACACGAGCGTAAAGGATCGCGAAACGTCCGATGTGACCGACCTCGACGAGAACGGTTACAACTGCACGCAAACGAATTTCGATTCGCACATCACGTATGCGCTGCTCGACGCGTGGGCGAAGTTTCCCGACTTTCAGACCCGCATTCGCGACGTGATCGTGCGCCGTCAAGCGCTCGACCGCATCGCGATCGGCTTCAACGGCAAGACGCGGGCGAAAACGTCCGACCGCGCGGCAAACCCGCTGCTGCAAGACGTCAATAAGGGCTGGTTGCAACGCATGCGCGACCAAGCCCCGCAACGCGTGATGGATCACGGCGCGACGGCCGGCAAGGTGAAAATCGGCACCGGCGGCGACTACGCGAACCTCGATGCGCTCGTCGTCGATCTGGTCGCGAGCATGATCGAGCCGTGGCATCAAGACGACACGGCGCTCGTCGTGATGTGCGGTCGCGGCCTGTTGCATGACAAGTATTTCCCGCTCATCAACAAGCCCCAAGCACCGAGCGAAATGCTCGCCGCTGACGTGATCCAGAGTCAGAAGCGCATCGGCAATCTGCCGGCCGTGACCGTGCCTTTCTTCCCGGCTAACGCCGTGCTCGTGACGAGTTTCGACAATCTCTCGCTGTACTACCAAGACAGCGCACGCCGTCGCACGATCGTCGACAACGCAAAGCGCGATCGCATCGAAAATTTCGAGTCGTCGAATGATGCGTATGTCGTCGAAGACCTCGGCCGCGCTGCGATGGCCGAGAACATCGAAATCGTTACGGCGTAAAGGAGCGCGACGCGATGACTAGCCCCGCTCAACGCCACTTTCAGCGCGTGTCGGCAAGCCTCGCGTCGGCCTCGGCCGGCGAAGGCGAAACGATGGTCGGAAGCGCTTACGAGCTGATGCTTGCGAAACTCGCGATCGATCGGCGTCGACTCAAAGATATCAAGTCGATCGCGCGAAAAATCGAAGTGAAGCGCGCCGAGCTGCTGCCCGATTACGTTGAATACGTGGCGGGCGCGCTCAGTGGCGGGCGGGGCGCTCAAGACGATGTATTGACGACCGTGATGATCTGGCGCGTCGACGTGGGCGACTTCGCCGGCGCGCTCGATATCGCCCGCTACGCGATCGCGCACCGGATGACGCTGCCCGATCAATACGACCGCACGCTTGCGACTGCGATCGCCGAGGAATTCGCCGAGGCGTCGCTTGCATCGTTCAAGAAAGAAGCAATCGCGATTCGCGTCGACGGCGCGCAGCTCGCCGAAGTCGCGCAGCTCACCGAGTCGCACGACATGCACGACCAAGTGCGCGCCAAGCTGCACAAGGCAATCGGTTACACGTTCGAGCGCGACGGCGACTTGCCGGCCGCACTCGAACACCTGCGCCGCGCGCTCGACCTCGACGAGCGCGCCGGCGTGAAACAGGACATTGCCCGCATTGAGAAAGCGAGCAATGCGGCCGGCACCAACGCCGGCCGCACGTAAAGAGCCCTCCCCGGCCTGGGCGGCGCCGGCTGACGATCGCAACACCTGAACGGCAACGCGATCCGACGCCGGCCCACCGCCCACCTTTTCAGAGCTGAAGCCATGACGAGTTTTAACGCGATCGAATCACCGACCCTCACGCCCGAAACGGCCGCGCCGGCCGACGAGCTGCGCGTCGAAAACGTCGCATGGTTTCCCTCGATCGACCTCGCGCATATGCGCGAAGCCGTGCGCCTCACCGGCACCGTCACAACGGCGCGACTGCGCGATGCCGCGATCGCCGCGATCGACGAAGTAAATCGCGAGCTGGCGAGCTGGCGCGCGTCGCACGAAGCGGCCGGCGTCGCATCGCTCGCCGAGCTGCCGGCCGACTCGATCGGCGGCGAAAGCGTGCAGCTCGCGCGCTATCGCCGCGCCGTCTATTTCCTCGCGCGTGCAGACCTCACCGAGAAGTATCGCGATTTCGATAGCACGAAGTCGGGCGCGAACGACGCCGACGAGCTGGTGACGACGATCGACGCCGATCGCCGCAACGCACGCCAAGCGATCAACGACATGCGCGGCGTCGCGCGCTCAACGATCGAGCTGATCTGATGCGCGTCTATGCACGACAAGGCGATACGGTCGACGCCCTCTGTTTTCGCTACCTCGGCCGCACGAAAGGCGTCGTCGAAACGACCCTCGAACAAAACGCCGGCCTCGCCGATTACGGCCCCGTGCTGCCTCACGGCCTCGCGGTCGACTTGCCCGATCCGCCGAGCGATCAAACAACGATCCAGCTCGTCAACCTTTTCGATTAACCGGAGTCGCCAAAATGGCCGAACCTAGCACCACCACCGTCGCCGCTATCTCGGCCGGCATTGGCTTTGCAAGCCTGTTTCCCGGCATCGACGGCAATGCGCTCATCGGCGCTTTCACGGGCGCGGCGCTCGTCGTCGTTACCTCGAAAGACCTGTCGCTTGCCAAGCGCTTCGCCTACCTCGTGATTTCGCTGATCGCCGGCTATCTGGCCGCGCCCGATGTTGTGAATCACACGCCGATCACGAGCACGGGCGTTGCGGCTTTCTTTGCCGCTGCACTGGCGATCACTGTCACTCTGCAACTGATCGAGCGCATCAAGTCTTTCGACCTGCTCGCGCTGTTTCGTAAGGGCTGACCCATGCACAACCCTCTCGCACTGATCGCATTGATCGCGTACAGCGTCGCGGCGCTGCGCATCCTGTTCTATCGCCGCGACGGCGCGCGGCATCGTCGCCATGTGTCGTGGCTCGCGTGGCTGATCCTCGTCGCGCTCGGCGGCTCGGCGATCGAGCTGGCCGTGCATGCGAAATCGGTCGGCTATTTCGAAGCGGCTCGCGCCGTTCTTTTCACGGTTATCGTTTTTGGCGCACGCGGCAACGTTGCGCGCCTGTTGCGGAGTGCATGAAATGATTCTGAGAAAGGGCGATATCGGCGACGAAGTTTTGTTGCTGCAAAAGCGGCTTACGCGCGCCGGCTTTCCCGTGGCCGAGACGCACGTTTTCGACCATGACACCGAATCCGCGGTTATGTCGCTACAGAAGGCGCGCGGCCTCGTGATCGACGGCATCGCCGGCCCGAAAACGATGATCGCCTTACCGGGCGTTGCACTGCCTCGACACCTGACCGACGATGACCTCGTGAAAGCGGCCGACACGCTCGGCGTATCTGTCGCGTCGATCCGCGCGGTCAATGAAGTCGAATCACGCGGCGAGGGTTTCATCGTCGACGGCCGGCCGGCGATCCTTTTCGAGCGGCACGTTTTCTACAAGCGCCTCAAGGCGAAAGGCCTCGACGCCGACGCGCTCGCGGCGAAGTATCCGAACATCGTATCGAGCACCGCCGGCGGATATGCGGGCAAGGCCGCCGAGTATGTGCGCCTCGCGACGGCCGAGCGCATCGACACCGACACCGCGCACGAGTCGGCGAGCTGGGGCGCGTTTCAAATCATGGGCTATCACTGGCAAGCCCTCGACTATCCGAGCATCGCCGATTTCGTCGCGTGCATGAAGCGAAGCGAAGCCGATCACCTCGACGCGTTCGTGCGGTTTATCGCGGCCGACACGGCCTTGCTTTCCGCGCTGAAGGGTAGGAAGTGGGCGGCGTTCGCCAAGGGCTACAACGGCCCGGATTACGCGCGCAATCTGTACGACGCAAAGCTCGCACAGGCATACACGAAATATGCCGAGCGCGAGAAGGCGGCCGCATGAATCCGATCGCCGCTCGCCTCGTGCCGATCGCGCTGCGCGTCGCTGCGATCGCGCTCGTCGTGCTCGCGATCGCGGCCGGCTGGTTTTACGTGCGCGAGCTGCGCGCCGAGCTGGCGCACGCGCAAGACGAAGCGCGCGAGGCGCACGAGACGGTCGGCCGGCGCGATGCGACGATCGCCGACATGCAGAAGAAAGAGCGCGAGCACGCGAAGGCGCTCGCGCAGCTCGAAGCGAAGCGCGCCGGCATCGCCGCGAGCCTCGCGCAGTCTGAAACCGACTTTGAGGCGTTGAAACATGAAAACGAAGCGTTGCGCGCGTGGGCTGATGGCGCTTTGCCTGACGATGTTGTGCGGCTGTATGGCCGCCCCGCGATCACCGGAGCCGACGAGTACCTTGCAATGCGCGCCCGTCGCGCGCTGCACGCTGCCGGCGACGGCCCCGCGCACTAATGACGAGCTGCGCCGCGCGCTCGATGTGACCGAGGCGGCATGGGGCGAATGTGCGGCCCGTGTCGATCTGATCGTCGATTGCCAATCGAAAGCCCTTTCTCTCACCGCCCCCGACCATGAATAAGGCGAACAGTCTGCGCAAGGCGCTCAATGCGGCCGTGCCCTCGCTCGTGAGCGATCCCGACAAGCTGCTCGTGTTTATCGACGCCGGCAACATCATTGCGACGGGCGCGGCGTCGGGTTCATTCGATTACGCCTATACGCTAAACGTGATGCTGCTCGATTTCGCCGGCGACGCCGATATCGTGTTCGCTGCGCTGATCGCGTGGATCAAGCGCAATCAATCCGACTTGCTCACAAACGACGATCTGCGCAAGACGGGCATATCGTTCGAAGCCGACCAACTCACGCAAACAACGGTCGACCTCTCGATCAAGCTCAAGCTCACCGAAAGCGTCGTCGTCGGCACCGACGATGCCGGCGCGCAGACCATCACGCACGTCGACGAACCCGTGCCCGAATGGGAAACGAGCGGCCTATACGATCCGGCGGCGCAATGGACGAACTAAGCGCCCTCGAATCGTGGGCGGGCGGCTTGCTGTCGCAGCTCACGCCGGCCGCTCGGCGCGCTGCGCTGCGCGACGTGGCGCGCGAGCTGCAACGCAGTCAACGCACGCGCATCGCGCAGCAACGCAACCCGGACGGGAGCGCATACGAGAAGCGCAAGCCGCGCCCGAAACACCTGCGCGACAAGGCCGGCCGCATCAAGCGTGCGGCAATGTTCGCGAAACTGCGGCAAGCGCGCTATCTGCGCGCCGACATGGATTCGCAAGGCCTCGCGATCGGATTCGCCGGCCGCGTTGCACGCGTGGCGCGCATTCACCAATTCGGCGGCACCGATCGCGTCGCGCCGAGCGGCCCGCAATATACCTACCCTGCCCGCGTGCTGCTCGGATTCACCGATGCAGACCGCGAAATGATCCGCGACGTAGTGCTCAAACACATCGCGCCTTAACCGTTCGGCCCCCGAAGTTTGTACCCGACACGCTAACAAACGCAGCGTGTCGACGCGCGCGTGCGTGCTCGGCAACATGGAGGCATGAACTCAAACGAATCCTCACGCCAATTTCTAAACGGCATTCGCAAGGGCACCGTCGCTGCTGTTGACGGCGCTTTGTGCCGAGTAGAGAGCGGCGATTTATCTACCGACTGGATTCAATGGTTCATCCCGTTCGCCGGCGAATCGATCGAGTGGCTTGCGCCCTCGATCGGCGAAGGGGTAATGCTGCTTTGTCCGAGCGGCGACCCTGCGCAAGCCGTCGCGCTGCGCGGTTTCTATTCCGAAGATTTCCCCCCGCCGAGCACCGACCCGGCGAAGCATATGCGCGTCTATCGCGACGGCGCATCGATCGAATACGACATGGCCGCCCATGTTCTCAACGCCGTTTTTCCCGATGGTGGAACCGTCAACATCACCGCCCCCGGCGCGGTCAACGTCAACACGAAAACCGCGACCGTGAAGGCCGAGACGGTTTCGATTGACGCCGACACAACGATCGAAAAGTCGCTCACCGTCAAAGGCCCGTTTTCTTTCGAATCCGGCATGACGGGCAAGGGAAGCGGCACCGGCTCGACTATGACGATCAACGGCGCGGCCGACTTTACGGGCGAAGTTAAGTCGCAAGGTATCAGCCTGCCGAAGCACAAGCACCGCGAACAAGGCGACGGCAATCTCGTGAGCGATCCGCAATGATTGGAATGAACGCATCAACCGGCCGCGCTACGGCCGGCCTCGCACACCTGTATCAATCGATCGGGAAAATTCTGACGACGCCGATCGGCACGCGTATCGCTCGCCGTGATTTCGGCTCGGAGCTGCCCGAGCTGGTCGACGCGCCGAACAATGGCGCGACGCGCGTGCGCCTGTATGCCGCGATCGCGACGGCGCTGATGCAGTGGGAACCCCGCTTGCGCCTGACTCGCGTGCAGCTCTCGACCGAGCTGACGGACACCGGCGCGGGCGTGCAAGTCGTCGACATTGAAGGCACGACCACCGAAACCGGCGAGCCGGTATCGACGCGCGTGCCGCTCACGAACGGGGGTGCGGCATGAGCGCAACGCCGATCGATCTGTCGCGCCTTTCATCGCCCGATATCGTCGAAACGATCGACTATGAAACGCTGCTCGCCGAGCGCAAGGCGGCGCTCGTCGCGCTGTATCCGGCCGACAAGCAAGCCGAAGTCGCGGCGGCCCTCGCGCTCGAATCCGAGCCGATGAACATTCATTTGCAAGAAAACGCGTATCGCGAAGTCGTATTGCGCCAACGCGTGAACGATGCCGCGCGCTCGATCATGCTCGCGTATGCGAAGGGCACGACCCTCGAACACCTCGCCGCGCTGTTTGAAATCGAACGCCTGACGATCACGCCGGCCGACCCTGCGAACGATATCGACGCGGTTTATGAGAACGACACCGACTTGCGTGCGCGCACGCAGCTCGCGCCGCAAGGCTTTTCTGTCGCCGGCCCCGAGGGGGCGTATATCTCGCATGCGCGCAACGCTGACGGCCGCGTGCTCGATGCCTCGGCCGTTAGCCCCGCGCCGTGCGAAGTCGTCGTTACGGTTCTCTCGCGCGAAGGCGACGGCACGGCCGACGAAACGCTCGTCGACAAGGTAAAGGCCGCGCTCGCGGCCGACAACGTGCGCCCGCTCACCGATTTCGTCGACGTGCGAAGCGCGACGATCAAGCGTTACGCCGTGCGTGCAACGCTCGTTTTCTTCGCCGGCCCCGATCGAGCCGTCGCACTCGCCGAGGCAAACAAGCGCGTCAAGGCCTACACCGAGGAAATGCACAAGCTCGGCATGGCGATCACGCTCGACGGCGTTTATGCCGCTGCGCGCGCCCCCGGCGTGCAAAAGGTATTGCTCACCGAGCCGGCCGCCGACATTCCGGCGACGAAACAGGAAGCGCCCTACTGCACGGCGATCGAGCTGGTCGACGGAGGCATTTACAACAATGAGTGATCTGCTCCCGCCGAACTCGTCGACGCACGAGCGCAACCTTGCACGCGTCGCGGCACGCATTAGCGATATCCCGTCGCCGCTCGCCGTACTGATGGACCCCGATGCGATCCCGCTGCCCTTGCTGCCGTGGCTCGCGTGGCACCTCGGCGTCGACGCATGGAAGGATTATTGGTCGGAACAGACCAAGCGCGCCCGCGTTAAGGCCGCCATACCGATCGCCCGCAAGAACGGCACGGCCGCTGCCGTGCGCGAAGTCGTCGCCGCGTTCGGCGCAAATATCGCGATCCGCGAATGGTGGGAGCAAACGCCCCGTGGCGTGCCTGGCACGTTCGACGTAGTGCTCACGGTTAGCTCGCGCAACGGCGAAGCCCCTACGGCCGCGCTCGTCGCCGACATCATTGCGGAAATCGACCGCACCAAGCCCGTGAGCCGGCATTACACCTTCACGCAAGGCTTTTCCATGCAGGGCACGCAGCGCGTCGCGGCGGCCGTGCGGCCCGCGCTGTATCGCCGACTTTCTTTCACGGATATCTGACCTATGGCCGGAACCCTCATCACCATCACCGACGCGGGGCGCGCTGCGCTCGTCGGCCCCGGTAACACGGGCACCAATGCGCATCAAGTCGTCAAGATCGGCCTCGCCTCGGCCCCTTTCGTCGCCGACAAGGGATTGCTTGCGATGCCGAACGAGCGCAAGCGCATCACGACATTTGCGGGCAAGAACATCGCGGCCGATACGATCCATGTGACGTTGAAAGACGACACCGCCGATCAATTCACGCTGTACGGGTTCGGCCTCTATCTGGAAAACGATGTGCTGCTCGGCGTCTATAGCCAAGCAACGCCGATCATGGAGAAGTCGCCGGCCGCAATGCTGCTGCTGTCGGCCGATATCCAGTTCGCGACGATCGACGCGGCGGCGCTGACGTTCGGCGACGCGTCGTTTCTGAATCCGCCGGCGACGACCGAAGTGCAAGGCGTGATCGAGCTGGCGACGCAAGCCGAAGTCGACGCCGGCCTCGATGCCGTGCGCGCCGTAACGCCGGCGACGCTCAAGCCGAAGCTCGACGCGAAAGCGAGTCTTTCGGGCGCGAACTTCACCGGCCCCGTGAGCACGACCGATGCTTTCCGCCTTGCCTCGGCCCCCGGCGGCACCGGCTCGGCGCTCGGCCCCGGCAACGGCGATAACGCGTCGAACACGATCAACAACGTCGCTTTGCGCTCATGGTTCGGCATCGGGTTCGGCCCGACAATCGACGGCATGCCCGTGCCGAAAGCGGAGTTTTCGCACTGGTTCGATACGCGCACGGGTAACACCGGCTTTCGTGGCACGCTCGACGTAGGCGGCCTGATTACCGCGCTCACGCCCCCGACCGGCGACGTTTCGAAGAAAGTGCCCACGACTGAATGGGTGATCGCCGCGATCGCAACGGCCTCGATCGGCACGATCGTTTTCGAGCCTCGCACGACTGTCCGCGCCGGCTTTCTCAAGCTCAACGGCACGGTAGTACGTCGCGCCGACTATCCCGCGCTATGGGCCTATGCACAGGCGAGCGGCGCACTCGTCGCCGAGTCGGCATGGACCTCGAACAATTGGGGCTGTTTCTCGACCGGCGACGGCGCAACGACCTTTCGCTTGCCCGAGCTGCGCGGCGAATTCATTCGCTGTTGGGATGACGCGCGCGGCGCTGATTCCAACCGAGGCATCGGCACGTATCAGGGTTCGCAAAATATCTGGCACGCACACGGCGCGAGCGCGGCGGCTGTCGGCGATCACGTTCATAGCGCGTGGACCGATTCGCAAGGCTGGCACGGGCACCACGGCAACACCTACGGCGTCGGCGACCACCAACACATTCTCGACCAGAACGTGCCGCAATGGGCGAACCCCGACACCGATCGCGGGAGCGTCAATAGCTGGTTTTCGATCGACAACGCACGCCAACCGTACACGAGCTGGAACGGCGCGCACGGGCACGGTTTCGACACGGACGGAGCTGGCACGCACGGGCACAACGTCGGCATCGGCGGCGCTGGCAATCACTCGCACACGATCACCGTCAACGGCGACGGCGGCAACGAAGCACGGCCGCGAAACGTCGCGATGCTCGCAATGATTCGCGCTTACTGAAAGGGATTTCAAACCATGCTGATCCATCAATACGACGCCGAAACCGGCGCATACATTTCGAGCCGGCTCGCTGACGCGGACCCGCTGAATTTCGGCCGCTGGCTCGTGCCCGCATTTAGCACAATCGACGAGCTGCCGGCGCGCACGCCTCTCTCGTGGCCGTTCTACCTCGACGGCGCATGGAAGCTGCTGCCCGACTATCGCGGCCGGATTCTGTACCGCCAAGACAACGGCACGCCCGCCGAAATCCTCGTCGCTGGCACGACGCCGGCCGAGAACGGCTTGACCGAAACGCCCCGCCCCTCGGATGAATACGTGTTTCGCGATGGCGCATGGGCTATCGACCCGGCAATCGTCGCGCAACGCGTGCGCGCTGCGGCGATGGCCGAGTTTGACTTGCGCATGACGCATGCGCGGACGATGAACGCGGGCAAGGCCGACGCCTATGCGGCCGGCTTGCTGTCGCGCGAGGAAGCGTATTACTTTCGGGCATGGTCGGCCTATCAACTCGACCTCGTGCGCGCGATCCAGCGTGAAGGGTTCCCCGACACCGTGAGCTGGCCCGACGAGCCGGCATCGTTCGAAGTCGCGAGCGCGCCGGCAATGGCCGAGTACGACGCACGCATGACGAAGGCGAAAACCTTCACCGATGGAAAGGCCGAGGCGTATGCAGCGAATGAGCTGGTCGCCGAGGACTATTACAACTATCAGGCATGGTCGGCCTATCAAGAGCTGCTGACGCGTGCGATCGATCGCGAAACCTTCCCGCACGCCGTTGTATGGCCCGACGAGCCGGCACCGTACACGCCCCCGCTGGCGCCGATCCCCGTCAACCCGATCGAGCCGAAAGACGGCGCAACACCGGCCGACACGAGCACCGAACCCGCGTAACGCCGAAAGCGTCGCGAGCTGCAACCCGCCCTTTCACTGTCAATCTTAAAAAGGATACCTAATGGCAACCGATTACCACCACGGCGTGCGCGTACTCGAAATTAACGAAGGCACGCGCCCGATTCGCACCGTATCAACGGCCGTTGTCGGCCTCGTCGCGACCGGCCTCGATGCTGACGCCTCGATGTTCCCGCTCGATACGCCCGTGCTCGTGACGAACATTCAATCGGCGATCGGCAAGGCCGGCGACAAGGGCACGCTCGCGCGCTCGCTCGACGCGATCGCCGCACAGGCGAAGCCCGTCACTGTCGTCGTGCGTGTCTCGGATGGCGTCGACGAAGCGGCAACGACGAGCAACGTGATCGGCAAGACGGACGTAGGCGGCCGTTACACCGGCATGCAAGCGCTGCTCGCCGCGCAATCGTCGCTCGGCATCAAGCCGCGCATTCTCGGCGCTCCCGGCCTCGATACGCAACCCGTCGCGGCCGCGCTCGGCACGCTCGCACAAAAGCTGCGCGGGTTCGGCTATGTCTCGGCGAACGCCTGCGAAACGAAGGAAGCGGCGACCACGTATCGCAAGCAATTCAGCCAACGCGAGCTGATGGTGTTGTGGCCTGATTTCGTTGGCTGGGACACGGGCGCGAACGCCTCGCGCACGGTCGACGCGACCGCGATCGCGCTCGGACTGCGCGCCAAGATCGACGAGCAAACCGGCTGGCACAAGACGCTCTCGAATGTCGGCGTCAACGGCGTTACTGGCCTGAGCCGTGATGTGTTTTGGGACTTGCAAGACCCCGCGACGGATGCCGGCTATCTGAACGAGCAACAAGTAACGACGCTCATCAACTCGACCGGCTATCGCTTCTGGGGTTCGCGCACCTGCTCGGATGATCCGCTGTTCGCATTCGAGAACTACACGCGCACGGCGCAAGTGCTCGCCGACACGATGGCCGAGGCGCACATGCTGTATGTCGACGTGCCGATGCACCCGTCGCTCGTGCGCGACCTGATCGAGAGCATCAATGCGAAATTCCGCGAGCTGGTCGCAAACGGCTATCTGCTCGGCGGCTCGGCTTGGTACGACGAGAGCGCGAACACCGTCGAAGCGCTCAAGGCCGGCAAGCTCGCGATCGATTACGACTATACGCCCGTGCCCCCGATCGAAAACCTGATGCTGCGCCAACGCATCACCGACCGTTACCTCGCCGATTTCGCCTCGCGCGTGTCGGCCTAACTAGGGAGTAAAGAACATGGCATTGCCGAAGAAACTTAAGAATTTCAACCTGTTCCACAACGGCGAAAACTTCGCCGGCCAAGTGGCCGAAGTGACGCCCCCGAAGCTGTCGCGAAAGATGGAGGCATACCGAGGCGGCGGCATGAATGGCCCGATCGATATCGATCAAGGGCAAGAAGGCATCACCCTCGAATGGACGGCCGGCGGCTTTATGCGATCGGTTTGCACGCAATACGGCATCACGAAACACGATGGCGTGCAACTGCGCTTCGCCGGCGCATACCGCGCCGAGGATTCGACGAAGCACGACACGATCGAGATCGTCGTGCGCGGCCGTCACAAGGAAATTGATTTCGGCAACGCGAAACCCGGCGACGATACGGCGTTCAAGGTTTCGACGACGTGCAGCTATTACAAGCTCACCGTGAACGGCGAAACCGTGATCGAAATCGATCTGATGAACATGATCGAGAACGTGAACGGCGACGATCTGCTCGCCGACATGCGCAAGGCGATCGGCCTGTAACGCTCGCGCAGCTCGCGCGCGTGCATGTCCCCTTTCCCGCCTGGTCAAGCACCGGGCGGGGCATCAAAGACCCAATCTAAACAGAGAAAGAAATGACCGAACAAGCCAAGCCGAACACGATCACCCTCGACGCCCCGATCAAGCGAGGCGAACAGGAAATCAAGGAAATCACGTTGCGCAAGCCGGCCGCCGGCGAGCTGCGCGGCACGTCGCTCAATGCGCTCGTGAATCTGGACGTCGACGCACTCGGCAAGGTATTGCCGCGCATCTCGTCGCCGACGCTCACCGAATTCGACGTGCAACAACTCGACCCGGCCGACCTCGTGCAATTGGGGGTGGCGTTCGCATCTTTTTTGCTGCCGAAGCGGGCGAGCTAGAGCACGGCATACCCGACCGCGTTGAAGAAGCGATGGCCGATATCGCGACGGTTTTTCACTGGACACCGCGCGATATGGACGGCCTCACACTGGCCGAGCTGGCCGACTGGCGCGAGCGTGCGCGCGTGCGCTCGCCGTATGGAAGCGAATGACGATGGCAAACGGAAACGACCTCAAATTGCGCGTGCTGTTCGATATGGTCGACGGCGCGACGAAGCCCTTGCGGAATATCCTGAACGGTAACAAGGACGTTGCGAAGTCGCTGAAAGAGTCGCGCGAAGAACTCGGCAAGCTGCAACGCACGCAAAAGGACGTGGCCGCGTTTCGCGAAATGCGTGTCGGCCTCGTCGGCGCAAAGCGCGACATGCAGGGCGCGCAATCGCGCGTCGCCGAGCTGGCCCGCACGATCGGCTCGACCGCCTCGCCGACGAAACAGATGGTCGCAGAGTTTGAGAAGGCAAAGCGCACGGCCGCGCAGCTCACGGCCGCGCACGACAAACAAGCCGACAAGGTGCGCGAGCTGCGCACGCGCCTTTCGGCCGCCGGCATCGACACGCGCAATCTGTCGCAGCATGAACGCGAGCTGCGCACGAGCATGAGCGCGACGATCGGCGTAATGACGACGCAGCAAAACAAGCTCGCCGACCTCACCGCGCGCACGAAGCGACTCGCCGAGGCGCGCGAGAAGATGAACAAGACGAAAGAGCTGGCCGGCTCGATGGCCGGCACCGGCGCGAAGATGATGGCCGGCGGCGCTGTCGTCGGCGCGGCGACGCTCGTGCCCGTCGCCGAGTATGCGAAGGCCGAGGACTCGGCGACGCAGCTCGCGAGCGCGCTGATGCGCGCCGGCGGCGTCGTGCCCCCTGAATTTCAGAAGATCAACGCGCTCGCGTTGAAGCTCGGCGACCGTCTGCCCGGTACGACCGCGGATTTTCAGGACATGATGACGATGCTTACGCGCCAAGGTATCAGCGCGCAAGCGATCCTCGGCGGCATGGGCGAGGCAACGGCATACCTCGGCGTGCAGCTCAAGAAAACGCCGGCCGAGGCGGCCGAATTCACCGCGAAGCTACAGGACGCAACGCGCACGACCGAGAAAGACATGCTTTCGCTGACGGACGTGATCCAGAAAGCGTTTATGCTCGGCGTCGACGATAACAACATGCTCAACGGGTTCGCGAAGCTCGGCCCCGCGATGGATACCATCAAGCAAAAAGGCCTTGAAGGGGCGAAGGCGCTCGCGCCGCTGCTGGTGATGGCCGATCAATCGGGCATGGAAGGAAGCGCGGCCGGCAACGCATACCGCAAGGTGTTCCAGCTCGGCATGGATTCGAAGAAAGTCGCGAAGGCAAACAAGCAACTCGCGCCGGCGCAACGCCTCGACTTTACTGACGGCAAGGGCGAATTCGGCGGCCTCGACAAGATGTTCGCGCAGTTCGAAAAGCTCAAAGGCCTCACAACGCAAAAGCGCCTCGGCGTGATGAAAGAGATTTTCGGCGACGACGCCGAAACGCTCCAAGTAATCTCGCTGATGATCGAGAAGGGAAAGGCCGGCTATGACGAAGTGCAAGGCAAGATGGCCGCACAGGCCTCGATGCAAGAGCGCGTCAATGCACAGCTCGGCACGCTTAAAAACTTGTGGGAAGCGGCCGGCGGCACCTTCACGAATGGCCTCGTCGCGTTTGGCGAGGCGATCGCGCCGGAAGTGAAAGGCGTTGTCGAATGGCTCGGCGATATGTCGCAACGCATGGGCCAATGGGCGCGCGACAATCCGACGCTCGCTAACGGCATCATGAAAGTCGCGGCCGTGCTCGCGATCGTGCTCGCGGCCGGCGGCGCTCTTATGGTGATGCTCGCCGGCGTGCTCGGCCCGCTCGCGGCCGTATCGTTCGCCTTTACGACGCTCGGCGTCGCTGGCCTCGCGACGATCGGCGTAATCGTTGCGGCCGTGGCCGCGCTCGCTGCGGCGGCCGTGGCGATCTATGTCTATTGGGAACCGATCAAGGCATTTTTCACCGGCCTATGGTCGCAAGTGCAACAAGCGTTCGCCGGCGGCCTGTCGGGCATCGGCGCGCTCATTCTCAATTGGTCGCCGCTCGGCCTGTTCTATTCGGCGTTCGCGGCCGTGCTGCAATGGTTCGGCGTCGATATGCCGTCGAAGTTTTCCGAATTCGGCTCGAACCTGATCGCCGGCCTCGTCAACGGCATCACAAGCGGCCTCGGCGCTGTCCAAGCGGCGATCACGAACGTCGCATCAAGCACGGTCGGATGGTTCAAGGAAAAGCTCGGCATTCATAGCCCGTCGCGCGTATTCGGCGAGCTGGGCGGATTCATCACGCAAGGCGCGGCGATCGGCATGACGGCCGAGCAAGGGCACATCGCGAAAGCTGCGGTCGGCCTCGCGACGCTCGCGGCGACCTCGTTCGCTGCACAAGGCGCACAGGCGGCCGGCACGCCGGCCGGCGGCCCCGGCGTGACGTTTGACACGCGCCCCGCCCTGCAAGCCCGCCAAGCGGCCGGAAACGCGGCCGGCGCGGCATCGCCGGCGGGCGGCGATCGCTATGAGTTTCACATCACCGGCAACGATCCGAAAGAGATCGCGAACCAAGTGCGCCAAGTGCTCGCCGATATCGAGCGCAAGAAGGCCTCGCGCGTTAGCTCGCGCCTCACCGACTGACGGAGAAAGAAACGATGATGATGTCGCTAGGGCAATTTGTTTTCAGCCTGTCGACGCTCGCCTATCAAGAGCTGCACCGGCGCACGAGCTGGAAGCATCGCAGCTCGTCGCGCGTCGGCGGCCGTGATGCGCGGCAATTCACCGGCGCGGGCGACGATGCGATCACGCTGTCGGGATGGTTCGCGCCCGATCAAGGTATCGGCAAGCTCGCATCGCTCGCCGATCTGCGCGATATGGGCGACACCGGCGACGCGTTCGCGCTCGTCGACGGCACGGGCACAGTGTTCGGCGCGTTCGTGATCGAAGGCCTCGACGAAGGGCAAACGCTGCACACGAAGGAAGGCACGCCGAGGCGCGTCGAATTCACGTTGAACCTGATGCGCGTCGACGATGGCCTCGTGAAAACGAAAACCGACCCTGCAAACGAGCACCTGAAAAAAGAATGAAGCAACCGACGCCGATCTATCAAATCACGCTCAACGGCAAAGACCTCACGAGCAACATTTCGCCGCGCCTGAATCACCTGTCGCTCGACGAGTCGCGATCTGACGAAGCCGATACGCTCATGCTCACGCTCGACGATCACGATGGAAAGCTCGCGCTACCCAAGCGCGGCGAAGTGATCCGCGTGTCGATCGGATGGCAAGACACCGGCCTTGTCGACAAGGGCTCATTCACGATCAACGAAATCGAACACGCCGGCTCCCCGGATACGCTCACCATTCAGGCGCGGTCGGCCTCGATGACAAAAGGCCTCGGCGAGCGAAAGGAAAAGAGCTGGCACGGCGAAACGATCGGCGCGATCGTGCGCAAGATCGCGGGCACGCACGGACTCAAGCCGGCGATCGCCGAGGCGCTTGCGAAAGTCGTGATCGCGCACATCGATCAAACGCACGAGTCAGATATGTCGTTTCTCACGCGCCTCGCGAAGCGTTACGACGCCGTGATGAACGTGAAAGACTCGCACTTGCTTTTCATGCCGATCGGGCACGGCACGAGCGCGAGCGGCAAGGCGCTCACCTCGATCGAGCTGACGCGCAAGGAAGGCGACCGGCATCGCTATCACGTATCGGAGCGTGAGAACTATGCCGGCGTGCGGGCGTTCTATCACGCGACCGGCCGAGCCAAGCGCAAGTCTGTTGTCGTCGGCGGCGAAGATCAACACAACATGAAGGTATTGCCGGAAACCTACGCGACCGAAGCCGATGCACGCGCGGCGGCAACGTCCGAGCTGAACCGCACGCAGCGAAGCCAAGCGACGATGACATATAACCTCGCGCTCGGCCGGCCCGACCTTTACCCGGAAGTGCCCGTTTATCTCAACGGCTTTAAGCCCGAAATCGATGCCGAGTCGTGGCTTGTGAAAAAGGTGCGGCACGAGATAAGCGACGCCGGCTATACGTGCGACCTCGAACTTGAGACGCGCGACGATCCGACGAGCGACCGGCACCGCTCGCATTTCCGCAAGGGCGGCAAATAAACGACCG